GGTATGGATTAGGCGTTAGCGATGGTGGTGACAGTGCCAGAGCTTCCACGGTACTTCAGCGCACCGGCTTCGACGTAGAGTTGACCGCCAGTCACGTTGCCAGTGGGAGCAGTACCATCAGCAATCTGAATGGTCTTGGCAGCGGTAGTTCCGGCAGCGGTCAGGCCGACGAGCAAATTGCCTAGGACATCGAGCGTCATTGCTTGGGTCCAAGTGATAGAAGATCCAGCCGAACCATTGGCAGCGAGCTGCCATGTCATGGTCGGAGTTGAGCTTACAGACTCAATGACGAATCGCCACGCATTGTTGGCAGTTTTACGAATCCAACTACTGCCGTTCCAATAGGCATTGCCGATCATCATAGCATCGGAAGCTCCAAACGCACCGAATGCCGCGCTTGAATTGATGTCGATGAACTTGTTTCCAGCAATCCACGCACTCGGCGTAACCCCCACGCCCAGCCCCGTGGAGTTCAAAGTCATGGCGGTGCCAGCGACTCCGCCGACGTTTGACCATGTGGCTACGCCGGTGCTGTCAATCGTATTGCGAATTGAAGACCCAATGACAATTCGCAATCCAAAGTCACCACCTTCAATAGCGGCTTTTTGCGTTGCCGATCCATTTGATCTAAAGGCAAGCACGGATGAATTATCCGAAGCTCTGCCAAACAGCGAAATTGCTCCAGCATTCGTTTTTGCAGCAATCTCAAGCGAATCTCCCTGAAGCGCTGAAGCCTGATTGATCAGGACTCGGTTGCTTGCGGAAACAACCTTCAACGTATCCGTCGCCACCGTCAGATCGCCGGTGATGGTGGCGGAGGCGAGGGTGGCGGTGGGAGAACAAGCGAGAATGTTGTTGATCGAGATTCGCTTAGTCGTACCGGATGCCGCCATGGTCGTGTCGGAGACATCGACAACGGGGAACATGTCGGTTGCAGGATCGGCTGTCGTAAGAGCCGTTAGGGCTGTAATCTTTGAGTCTGCCATGGGTCAGTTTGATTGAATTTGAAGTTTTCCGTCATCCTCCCGAAAGAGGAAGTCAGCATCCTCTAGCAGAAGGGAATCAAAAGTTCCGAACGTGATAACGAGTTTTCCACTGCCGTCTTCTTGCAGCACGAAAAAGTCGTCCTCTTGTAGAACATCACGGCGCAGCACCGGCGCATCAGTGCCACCGGCTTGACCGGAGAACAACCGATTGAGTGCTATGCCGATTGAGATCATTAGCTGCGAGCGAGGAAAGCCACAACGCTACCGGATGAGATCTGGAATCCAGTGATGTTGCCCACCAGCGGTAGGCCAGCAGGGATCGTCTTGGAAGTCCAAGTGCCGGAGATCTGGTAGCCGGTGATGGACGTAAACACCGTCGGCTCGGTTGGAATCAATGCCGAGTAATTTCCGGTCTGGGCGGCGGTGCTGGTGACCAGCGTAAAGCCTTCGCGGCCCATGCTGTACTCGGTCGAGATGTCTGCTTGAACGGCCATTTTGTTTTTCGGTTAGAGGGGAGGCCACCGGAACTTTCCAGCAACCTCCCCAATTTTAACGGTTAACCTTTTCGAACTTTCGGTGCCAGGGCTCCCTGTATCCACAGGATGAGCTTGCCTCCTTCGGGAACGGTCGCGGTGTTGAAGCCGTCGCGTTGGAGTGTCGCGTCGACTTCGGGACCAGAAACGAGCTTGGTTTTGCCGTTCTTGTCCACCGAGATGGTAGTTGCGATTCTCATGGGTCAGCCGATTAGGCGGTGATGAGAACCTCGGCCTGCGTGGTGTCCGCGGCCGCGGCGCCGAACATGATGTCGTAAGACGCCATGTGAGCGCGGGAGGCGCGGCTGTACCAGACAGACAGCAGGACCGAGAGGCCGTTGGACAGCTCGACCGTGCGCTGCTCCAGGAACTCGCCGGCGATCATTCCGACCGGGAGGCCCGAGGCCACCGCGATGGCGTCCTGGCCGCAAACGAAGCCGGCGGTGTTGGCGATAGCGCCGGTCCAGTCGTTCTGCTCCAGGATGTTGTTGAAGCCAAAGAAACCGTTGTTCAACGGGCCATATCGGCTGTCAGGGAACGGGTTGGTTCCAGCGGCAGCGGTGAACTGACCGGAGAACATCAGGCGAGCCAGGTGGCCACCGTCGAGCAACAGCAGCTTCTGGCGGTAGTTCTTGGCCAGGGCCAGGATCGCCGGGAGGTCGGAGCTGTCGAAGTTGGCGGCTGTTCCGATGGTGGTTCCGGCGCCGTAGTTGCCGGAGGTCATGACAGCGGTCACCTTCTTGGAGATGGCCAGGGCGAAGATCTCAGCGGAGCCCTGGGACAGGTCGGAGAGGGCAAAGCCCTGGTTCAGCTCTTGCTGGGTGACCGTGAACGTTTTGGTGATCTGGTTCACCGTCACCGAGGTGGCGGCCAGAGTGGACTGGTTAGCGGCGCCATCCTCGAAGTTGGTGGCGTTGTCGACCGCGGCGTCGCCGGTGGTGAACTTCTTGACCTGCACCGTCGCACGGGGGCGGAGGTTATCCAGACCGACGTTGCGGGTAAAGCTGCTGATCATGGCCAGCTTGGCGCTGATCACGGTGATCACGGCGTCGGCGAGATAGTCGACAACCAAGCCGGAGGCGAAGGTGTTCGCAGCCTGGGGAGCGATCAGCGCCGACTGGCGGAGCAGTTCGCTGTGGTTTTCGATCAGGAAGCGCTGGCGCTCAGCACCGGCGCGGAGGCTCTTGTGCTTCTCCAGGAGGGGGTTGCCAAGGTTCTGGATCACCGGCCGGAGAGGCTCGGGGGCAGGCGCGGCGGTGATAGCCTTGGCGCTGATGGCGGCGGCAACGGCCTTAGCCACGATGGCGTCGATGTCGAGGGCGGACGGCGCACTAGGAGCGGCCGCCACCACGGTGTTTGATTCAGTCATGTTGTGTGGTGTCTGCTGTGATGTCGGCGCGGTTGTCGCGCCATCGGCGGCAGCGTCGGTGCTGCCGGTCGAAAGTTTGTCGTCCGGAGATTCATCCGGGGTCTCGCCCTCCTCGATTTCGAGCTGGGCATAAAGCGCTTTGAACCAATCACGGCCTGCGGCGCCTCCCCAAAGGTTGGCAGCCACGTCGGCCGGTGTGTTGGGCTCGGCTTCGAGGAAGCGCTCGTTGCGTCCCCACCAGGCGTTGGCTGTGCGGATCTTGTCCTCGGTGGGCGCCTCACCGGCCACGAGGGCCTCGGCGTCCAGGACGGTCTGCTTCTCAAGGCCATCACCGGCGAGGCCTTCGGCGTACTGCTCCAGGCCGCGGCGAAGGTTGCTTCGGACAGTCTCGGGGGCGGTCTTGGTGACAGCCCGAGGATGCCAGCAGGCGGCGATGGCCATCTGCTCCTCGGTCATCTTGTCGGCCAGGCCGAACTGGATGGCCTCCTGGGCGGTGAACCAGGTCTCCTCTTTCATGGCAGCCCGGATCTGAGAGGTCGGGCGGCCGGTGACCTTCGAATAAATACCAGCCAGCACCTCGGCGTGTTGATCCAAGGCATCGGCCATCTTCCGCATTTCCTCCGAGGTGCCTGCCACCATTCCGGAGGGGTCGTGAATCATAAACAAGGCCGCATCGGCGATCTCAACAGTGTCGCCAGCCAGGGCGATGATTGAGGCAATCGAGGCAGCGATGCCGACCACCCGGGTGGTGACGGGTGCCTGCCGGCCTCGCAGCATATTGTAGATGGCCAGGCCATCCCAGACGTTGCCGCCAGGGCTGTTGATCTCGATCACCAGAGGGCCTTGGCCGACGTCCTGCAGGGCCTGGCTGAAGGCCTTGGCTGAAATACCGGAGCCACCGAACCAGTCCTCACCGATCTGATCGAAGATCTGGAGGGTGGCCGGCTCCGAGGCCGAGGCTCGGGGCTGGTAGGAAAGCCAGTTGTTGATCTTGGTCATTCTGATTTCTTGGCTCTGGGTTTCCGTTTCTTGGCCACAGCGACCACCTCCTGGATGGGTTGGGCTGGGATCTCCTCGGGCATTGTCCCGGAGGGCTGCACCTCGGCTGCCATCTCGGCAGACTCCGGGGCGATTGGTTGCTTCTGGGCGGTCGAGATCTCCGAGACATCGAGGCCGTACTTAGCAGCCAGGTCTTGAATGTAGCGGGCCTGCTGCGCCTTGGCCTCCAGCGCTGATCGCCAGTCGATGCCTCGGGCGCCGTAAATCTCGTCGTAGGTTGTGACGCCAGCGGTCAGCTCGGCGAGCTGAGCCGATGAGTTGCGGCCGACGTCGACATTCGGAGCCCTGGGGGCCTGGATGGCGATCTCGTACCAGTCGTCAGGTGAGTCTCGCAGGGTGGGATCGGTACGGATGGCGTATTCCATCACATACTCCCAGATCCTACGGGCGGCCGAGGCCATCACCTGGTGACGGCTGCGGAACCACACCGAGGACATATCGAGGGCGCCGCGGTAGACCGTGCCCTGCATTCCTTCTGGGAAAACCAGGACGTAAGGGATGCCAACGCCGGCGCACACCTTCTCGGTCAGGCTGCGCCAGTATTCGCGCATGTTGACGTTGGGGCGGTCGGCTTGGAACTGCTCGAACTCGTCCCCGGACTTCAGCACCTTGACCGTGCTGCCGAATACGTTCTCGTAGTAGGTCTGGGCGGTGCCCTGACTTCCAACCACACCAGAACGGAGGCTGCTGGCCTGCACCTCACCGGAGCTGGTCTTGATCACCTGGGCCACGCTGGAGGCGAGCTTGCAGGATTCCATTTCCAGCTTCTGAAGGTCGTCCAGGTCGTGCAGGTCGTTAATGACGCACGCCACGAATGGCAGGCCGCGGAGCTGGCCGGCACGCTGGGCCTCGTAGATGTGGACGATGGAGTCGGAAGATATTGACCGGATCTCGGTGAGTTGGCCTTGGTTCGTTTCCTGCCCAATAAAGTAGGAAAGAGCGCGGCCTGTTTTGGTATCAAACCGGACTCCATCGAAGATGTCCGGAGATTGCTCCTGGCCGGTAGGTGTCGCCACCTGTTGAGGCTCAATGAGCTGCAGACGTGGGCGGCCCGAGTCTCCCTTGGTCAGCAGAAGGAAAGATTCGCCATCGTAGAACCATCCACGGGCGGCCAGGCTCATCAGAGTTCCGAAAGACTGCCGGGATCCGATGTCGGGATAACGGCTCCAGGTATCCCACCATTTCTTGGCTCGGAGATTCCAGTCGGGATTCGAGGAAGC